ATATACAACCATCTCTTATCCCACCTAGGTAGGTAATACTTATCTGCATAAATCAACCACATCATAGCGAACAAAACGCTAAACATGTTGAGGATCAGTAGACAAGGTTCCCACCAAAAATAACTGTTCGAATTATTACAGAAGCTATAGTGTTCAACAGTGTCATACACAGCTTCTTGACCACATTCCGGCGCAATAAAAACAATCTCATCAGGTTTAAAGACATCTCTGTCATCAACTTGAGGACCATTTCTATAGCGCTGGTTCCACTTGGCTGTCCAGTAATCAAAAGTAGTATTCAAATTAACGCAACGATCCGTAAGATTACAATCACTTGCAACCAAACGCAATTCATCAATGCGCTTTTCGAACACTTCTTTACCGTGGAAATAAAATTCCCTAATTGCTCCATCAATATTGATGGCTGCTGCTTCATCAGGAGTCAACTCCTTAGAAAGCAAAACAGAATGCAATGATTTAAATATAGACATTTCATCCAACACACCCACTCTAACACCCAATTCGGGTGCAAAGCGAGATTTGCGTTTCAGAAAATCAACGTCATTAATATTCATTAAGGGAACAGGTAGCGATTCTTTATCAGGCATGGTAAACATCATTCCATGTTTTTCCATAAAACGTGCATACGTAATGTGATTAAAAATATCAGCCACGTCACTAGAGACACCTCCGAAAAGGTCATCTCCATATCCCACAGCAGAGACAAAGTCTCTAAATGCTGGAACTACAGTATATGGTATACCGGTAATATATGGTGTGTGATGCCATTGGTCGAACCAATGCATTCTCAACATCAATTGACTACTAATAGTGCCCACGTAAACAGTAAGACTGCTACCGGACAAATGTAGTGCATTTAACATTAAGAGAGTTCCATTCCAACTAATAGTAGGATTGGAAATATCAGCACACAAACCTTTCATGATCATAATATCCTCATTCGAATAACCGAAAGCTTCAGCAATTTTAATAAAGCATTTAAAAGAAGCTCTAATCACCTGCGAAGGTAATCGGAGATCGAATTTGGAATAATCACCAGCAAAAATATTGCTAGAACCATATTGTGAAACATGTGAAATCAATTCATCCCACTCTGGACCTTGGCAGTTAATTCCAACTGCACAACCAGATTCCAAGGGAATAGTTGATATACCTGCACAAATGGTCAGAAAGTATTTCCGAATAAGATACTGGGTGGAAGCATTAAGAACATAAAATATACGAGTCTTGTCTTTAGTGAGCTTTGTAGGCTCATCTTTTAGGGCGGTGCGTGCACAGACGTGCGCACGTTTACCGTCCTTATAACAAGAAATCATACGTTCTACTTCTTTCATGCTTTCTTCATCCATATCAACAGCATCTGGATATTCTTCAGTAGGTTCCAAAGGTGTGAAGTATTTACTCTTCTTACCTGTACGTGGAAAACCAATAGATGTACTGCGGACCATACGGTCCACAAATCTTTTACCTGGAATACCATTAACTGACTCAATATGAGACAAAGGCCGGATATCAGCATCGATAAGCTTCAATTTAGTAATAATAGAAGAGGTGTAATCTTCAATTGCCCAATCCAAAGCTTCTGGATCAAATCCAGAGCTAGCATTTGCAGCAATAATTAAAGCATCACGATGAGCTTTCGTAGCATTCATTTTAGGAGGTCCCCATTTCTGAGGAATTCCACATCTCTTGTTAACACTTTCAGAAATCACGGTGTCAACAACAGAAGAACGATACGTAGCTCTACCCGGAGCAGTACCATATACATGTACAGAATTCAAATCCTCAGGCTTTAAAAAACGTGTTGGACACTTAGGGTGCACATCCGAAGATGTAACAACCTGTGTACCACACATTTGCTGAGGAAAATCCGAATTCGACGCCTCTGGCAAAACATTAGTCATTGTCATAATTGCAAGATCGATTTGTTTCTTCGATAAGCAACCAGACACAGCTAAATATTTCTTATTACCACCCAAATGAAAACCAAAAATATAAGGATTCTTGGTATCAAGAAGTTGGATAGCCATACAGCGTCCATCGAATGTCAACTCTTTGGTATTATGCATAGAGCCC